CCAGATGCATGATGAGAATTGTTTTGTGACTTTGACTTATGCGGATGAATATTTGCCGCATGATTGGTCTTTAGACCATCGACATTTTCAGAATTTTGTTAAGCGGTTGCGGAAGTTTCTTGGTAAGAAGAAGATCAAGTTTTACATGTGTGGAGAGTATGGTGAGAAGTTTGATAGACCGCATTTCCATTGCGTGTTGTTTGGTCATGATTTTAGTGATAAGTATCCTTGGCGTAAGTCTCCGGCTGGTTGTTTACAGTATCGGAGCGATGAGTTGGAAAAGTTATGGCCTTTTGGTAACGTTGAGATTGGAGACGTTACTTTTGAGAGTGCCGCGTATGTTGCTCGGTATGTGATGAAGAAGGTTAATGGTCCGCTTGCGGAGCATAGCGGTCATTATCAGTTTTGTGATCTGCAGACTGGTGAGTTGTTGAGCAAGAAGCCTGAGTACAATCAGATGTCGAAGGGTCTTGCAAAAAGTTGGTATGAGAAGTATAAAGATGATGTTCGCAATGGTGATTACGTGGTAGTACGTGGTCACCAATGCAAGGTTCCTCGGTATTATGATAAGTTATTGCAGGCTGAGGATCCAGAGGAATTCGAGCTGGTTAAGGCTCGAAGGGCGCAGCGGGCCCGGGATCGGTTTGATCCCGAAGAACAGACTCCTGAGAGGGATGCTGTTCGTGCTAAGGTCCTCAATGCTAAGTTGAGGTATTTGAAACGTGAGTTACAGTGAGGAAACTATGATTCAAGTTATTTGTTCTGTTAAGGATCGAGCTGCGGAAGCGTTTGGCCGTCCTATGTTTGTTCCTTCTATTGGTGTTGCTATCCGTGGTTTTACGGATGAGATTAATCGATCGGATGCTAATAATCAGATGTATGCCCATCCTGATGATTTCGATCTTTATGAGATCGGTACGTTTGATGATGAGACGTGTATTTTGAATTGTCTTGAGCGTCCGAAGGTTGTGGCTTTAGGTAAACAGGTCGCTATTCGATAGCGGTTCGCCCCCAGAGATGGGGGCTTTTTTTTGGGAGGATGCTATGCATCGTAATAAGTCGGTGAATGTTCACCAGTTCGCTATGATTCCTAAAGCGGATATTCCTCGGTCTAAGTTTAAAGCTCAAAAGACTTATAAAACGACTTTTGATGCTGGGTATCTCGTTCCAATTTATTGCGATGAGGTGTTACCGGGTGATACCTTTAATCTTAAGATGACTGCGTTTGCTCGTTTGGCTACGCCGTTGTATCCAATTATGGATAATATGCATTTGGATAGTTTCTTCTTTTTTGTTCCTAATCGTTTGATTTGGGAAAATTGGCAGAAATTTATGGGTGAGAGGTACCCTGATCCCGATTCGTCTATCGATTATGTTGTGCCTGTTTGTGAGTCGCCGGTGGGCGGTTATGCAGTAGGTTCTTTGCAAGATTATATGGGTCTTCCTACTGTTGGCCAGGTCGATGCTGCCGCTACTGTTGAGCACTGTAATTTTTGGCCTCGAGCCTATAATTTGATTTTTACGGAATGGTTCCGTGATCAAAATATGCAGGATTCGCCGGTTAATGATATTGGCGATGGGCCGGATGATCCTGCTGATTATGTTTTGTTGAGACGTGGTAAGCGGCATGATTATTTTACAAGTGCTTTGCCATGGCCTCAGAAGGGTGATGCGGTTAGTTTGCCACTAGGTGGTGAAGCTCGTGTTGCTATTCCTACTAATAGTGCTGCTGTTGGTGTTTGGAGTGAGACTAGCAGCCAGTATCGTAAGCTTGGCCAGAATGGTGGAGATTCGTTTATTGCGATAGAAGCGAATACTACTACTGCTGCTAATTCTTTGTATGCTGATTTGTCGACTGCGACTGCAGCGACAATCAATCAGCTTCGGCAGAGTTTTCAGATCCAGAAGCTATTAGAAAGGGATGCTCGTGGAGGTACTCGTTATACTGAGATCATTCGTGCTCATTTCTCTGTTATCTCCCCTGATGCTCGTCTCCAGCGTCCTGAGTATCTTGGCGGTGGTTCCACTACGATTAGTGTCAATCCTATTGCTCAGACCTCCGGTACTGGAGCGTCTGGTACGTCGAGTCCTCTCGGTAATCTTGCGGCTATGGGCACGGCTTTGGCCCATGGGCATGGATTCACTCAGAGCTTTACTGAGCATGGTGTAATTATTGGTATGGTTTCTGTGCGCGCAGATTTGACTTATCAACAGGGGTTGCAGCGCATGTGGAGTCGTTCCACTCGTTATGATTTTTATTTTCCTGCTTTCGCCACTCTTGGCGAACAGGCGGTTCTCAATAAAGAAATTTATTGTGATGGTACTGCTACCGATGATGAAGTGTTTGGTTATCAGGAGCGTTGGGCTGAGTATCGTTATAAGCCTTCTCAGATTACTGGTTTGTTTAGGTCTACTAGTGCTGGTACGTTGGATGCGTGGCATTTGGCTCAACGTTTCGATGCTGTTCCGGCGCTTAATGATTCGTTTATTCAGGATACGCCGCCGGTTGATCGGATTGTTGCTGTTGGTGAAGAAGCTAATGGTCAGCAGTTTTTGTTGGATGCGTTTTTTGACGTTACGATGGCTAGACCTATGCCGATGTACTCGGTGCCTGGTTTGATTGACCATTTCTGATGTTAAATTGACCGGGGCGTCTGGCGGAGCCAGGCGTTTCGGAATAAGGAGTTAGTTATGGGTTGGTTGAGTTCTATTGGCACTGCTATTGGTACTTATTTTGGTGGTCCAGTTGGTGGTGCGGTTGGTGGTTCTGTTGGTAGTTCGTTGGAAGGTGGTGATGAAGAACCACGTCCACAGGTTCAGACGCAGAGCCCGGAAGCTAGTCCGTGGCCTGCTATTGGAGCTGCTGGCCTAGGTATTGTTGGGGGTGTCCTTAGCAATAAGGCGAGTGCCCAACAAGCTCAAAAGCAGATGGATTTTCAGGAGCGTATGTCTAATACGTCTTATCAGCGTGCCGTTGCGGATCTTAAGGCTGCGGGCCTTAATCCTATGCTTGCTTATTCGCAAGGTGGTGCTACTACTCCTAGTGGTGCTATGGCTTCGCAAAAGGATGTTTTATCTGAGCCTACTAGTAGTGCTTTTTCTAATTGGGAAAAGTCTCAGATTATCCGTAATGCTACGGCTCAGTATGCGAAGATTAATGCTGATGTGGAGAATACTCAGGCTAATACTGATTATCAGCGGGCCCAAGCTGGTCTTACTGAGTATCAGATGACTAGTGCTGCGGCTCAGGCTGAGGCCGCTATTGCTCGAGCTCAGCTTGATAGGTATTTGGCAGATAAAGAGAAGTATGGTTTGTCTGAGGCGCGTCAGCGTTCTAAGATGTATGAGAGTGCTGTTGGAGCTGCTATTCCTTATCTTGATCCATTGTCTAAGATTACGTCTAGCGCTGGAGATGTTGTGCAGTCAGCTAGTAATTTGGCTAAGTTCGGGAAGTTGCCGACCGTTATTCGGCAATATTTTAATAAAGCGAGGTAGTGATGGACCTTCGTCAGCCTTATAAGTATGATCGTGATGCGTTGTCTAAAAAGACTGCGTTTAAGCCTGTTGGTCCTACTCGGACGCAACAGAATTTTAAGGAAGAATGTGACATTAATAACATTCTTCGCAAGTTTGCCGTTACGGGTCAGGTAGCGCCGCTAGCGCGCCTACCGACGTACGGCGATTTTACAGGTGTGTCTGACTATAAAACGGCTCTTGAGGCCGTTATGGAAGCTTCTAGGGCGTTTGGTGAGCTTCCAGCAGATGTCCGGTCGTTTTTTGCAAACGATCCGGCTGCGTTTGTTGATTTTTGTAGTGACGAGAGCAATCGCGATAAGGCGATTGAGCTTGGTTTGATAGCCGCAGGCGAGGCTCCGGCCAAGCCTGTGCCGTTGTCTGAAGTCGGAGCTGCCCAAGCTGCTATGGGGGAACAGGGGGCTTGACAGCCCCCTCTGGCACAGTTATATACTTGTTCTAACTGTGCCAGTTGACACCAATCCCTATCCCAATGAGAGTTGGGTAGGTTTTTAGAAAGGAAGGTTTGTATGCGTCCAGTTCGCCGTAGT